CTTGGGTTCGATGCTTCACGATTTGACCAACATGTCAGCGTTGAAGCATTGGAACTCGAGCACTTGGTGTATTCCACAGCCTACGGTGGAGACACGCTCCTCCAACAATTGTTGGAGTGGCAGGTCCACAACGTCGGTTATGGACGCACCAAGGAAGGGTTTGTCCGTTTCGTGAAGCATGGCGGAAGGATGTCAGGTGATCCGAACACCGCCCTCGGAAATGTTATCATCATGTCCCTCGTGTGCTATCATTTTCTTGAGGGCCTCAACATACCGTACAGATTCATTGATGATGGTGATGACTGTGGAGTGTTTGTTGACCGGAAGCATATGCATCTAGTCCAAGCGCTCCCTGAGCACCACATCAACTATGGATTTGAAATGGATGTTGAGCCGCCTGCATACACCCTGGAACAGGTCGAATTCTGCCAATGTCGACCTGTCAACACTGGGAATGGGTATGTCATGATACGGAACCCACACAAGGCTCTGAATCAGGACACTCTTCACATCGACAAGCAGTTTGCCACTTTATCGCAGCAGCGCACTGCCATAGGTATCTGCGGGTTGGCTCTCAACCTGGACATACCTGTGGTGGGAGCTTTATATGCCAGTATGATTGGCACCCGCGACAAAGTGGTGGAGCGCTTGATCGATGAACGACCCGGTGACTTTTTCAATTGCGTCGGATCCACCAGTGCCGTGATTCCCGTGGTTGAAGAGGCTGTGTGCAGAGCAAGTTTTTACCTTGCGTTCGGTGTTCTCCCTGACCACCAGGTAGCGATCGAAGCCGAACTTCGCGGGGCTGGCTTCAATCACGAAACAAAATTGCAGATTCTCTCAAACGAACTAAATAAAACCTTCACTTACATTGAACAACAGATATAGCATGGCGAAGAACGTTAAGAGCAGACAGGGCCGCAGGAGACCCTCGCGTAGGATGGCATCGGTGCCTAAACAGTTGGGAGGGCTTGACTCACATGCCGAAGCTCATGCTCGCATGTTAGTCGACCCTTGCAACTCATTGCTAGAGGAATCCGTTTATCCCGGTGATCGCGGATATGTGAATCGGTTCCAGGCCACCAATTCGTATGGAGTTGGGGCTACCTCTACCGGTTTCATAGCAGTTATCAAGCCTGGAAATGCATGCTCTACCAACACCGACCTGGCACCTGGGACAGTCTCTGTCGGCCTTGCTTATAACTTGGCCGCTTACCCTGGCGCTCCGTTCATCTCCTCTAATGCTTCAAAGACCAGGGCCGTTTCGTTTTGCATTTCGATCAGACCCAATGCAGCTCCCAACACTGCCACCGGTACCATTTACTTTGGCATAGTCAATGCCGCTACCTTGCCAAATGGACTCGCGTTGTCTCCGAACAATGCTATCGCATTGTGCAGTGACAGCGTGTCTGCCTCCCAGGCACTCTTGAACCCGTTGGAAGTCAAGTGGAGTCCTGGTGGCTTCGACGAGCGTTACTCGTCCAACACCATCAGTGACGATGATTCTGACCGTAATGTTTTGCTGGTGGTTGCAACAGGTCTGCCTGTGGCATCCGGCGTCAATTACCGTATGGTCAGCATCATTGAGTGGTCTCCGCAGTCCACACTTGGCATCACCAACGATGCTACTTCTGTCAACCGCTCCAGGAACACCGTGCAAGATGTTACGAGAGTGTTAAAACAGAAAGATCCCGCGTGGTGGTGGTCCCTGGGTACAAAGGTCGCTGGTGCTGTGAGTGCCACGGCCAAAGGTTATATCTCCGGAGGAGCAGTGGGTGCTATAGGAGGTTTGGTCGGATTCATGTGAGGCCCCACATCAATCATGCATACTTATGGTATACTTGTAGTGGTAATCATTGTTGTTGACCTTATAGGTCTGGTGGCGTGGTGTGTGGTCAGAAGCGGGCGGAACCGGATTAGCTACCCGGTTAACAATCTTCCTAGCGATGTAGAAACACACCAGTAGGTGGGTGGTGGTTAGACTCCTCGTAGAGGCACGTGCTTGCTTGCACCGACAACCGTAGTCGTTAACACCGGCGGCATCGTCGTTAATATTCTTTCGGAAAGGGAAAATCTGTTGCCTGCACTGGGGTCCCTTTTAC